GCCCCGTCGTCCTCCGACGCCGCCTGCGCCCGCTCACGGCCCGTGAGCGCATCCTGGCGATGCGCGAGGAGGTCCTGCGCCGGTACGGCACGACCCCCCTGGAGTTCCTCCTGGCGCAGATGGTCGACGAGTCCCTGCCCAAGGCCGCGCGCATCCGCGCCGCCGTAGACGCCGCGCCGTACTGCCATCCCAAACTGTCGTCCGTCGACGTCGGCACGGCCGATGGCGAGGCCGGCGGACGGCTCGACGTGCGCCTGGTCTCGTTCACCCTCGACCGCGAGGAAATGGACGCCCTCGAAGAACAGATGGCCGGGACCCCGCAGGTGGGACATGACCCACCGGACGGCCCCTAATGGCTATCCTCCTCCCGCACAACTGGACGCCCCGGCAGTACCAGATGCGCTTCGTCGGCGCGTTCGAGCGCGCCCGGGTCAAGCGGTTCTTCCTCACCTGGCCGCGCCGTTCGGGCAAGGACCTGACCGCGCTGGCGATGACGACGACCGCCATGCTGAAGCGCGTCGGCAACTACGTTCACGTCTTCCCCGAGCAGAGCCAGGGCCGCAAGGCGTTGTGGAACGCCATCGACAACGAGGGCCGGGAAATCATCCGCAACGCCTTCCCCGAAGACCTCATCGAGACGCGGCGCGAAGATGAAATGCTCATCCGGCTGAAGAACGGAAGCACCTGGCAGTTGGTCGGCGGCGACCGCGTCGACAGCCTCGTCGGCTCGAACATCGTGGGCGGCGTCTTCTCCGAGTTCGCGCTGACGCGCGCCCGCGCGTGGGACTTCATCCGCCCGATGCTCGCGGCCAACGGCGGGTGGGCGGTGTTCGTCACGACACCGCGCGGCCTGAACCACGCCTACGACCTGCGGACGCTCGCGGCCAACGACCCGGCGAACTGGTTCGAGGAGACGCTGACCTCCGACGAAACCCGGCATATCCCCGAGGACGTGCTGGCGCAGGAGCGCGCGTCGATGCCGCCGGACCTGTTCCAGCAGGAGTATTACTGCTCCTGGACGGCGGGCCAGGTCGGCGTGGTGTACGGCGCGGAACTCGACCTGCTCACGCAGAACGGGCAAATCGACGAGGTCCCCTGGGACCCGACGCAGCCGGTCCACACCTTTTGGGACGTCGGTGTCGATGACGACACCGCCATCCTGTTCGCGCAGAACTACCGGGGCCGGCCGCGCATCATCGATTGCCACGCCGAGGCGAACGTCGGCATCAACTACTACGTCAACTTCCTGAACAGCAAGCCGTACACCTACGGCCAGCACTTCGCGCCGCACGATGCGTTCCAGCGTGAGTTCGCCGCGAACGCGCGCTCGACCGTGATGGTCGCCGCCGAACTCGGGCTGAACTTCGAGCGGATGCCCTACCTGTCGCTGCTCGACGGCATCACGGCGGCGCGGACCCTGTTGCCCACCTGCTTCATCGACCGGGTCAAATGCGACCCCCTCATCACGGCGATGAAGCACTATCATAGGAAGTACGACGAGACGACCCGCGTGTGGTCCGCGAAACCGGAACACGACTGGTCGAGCCACTACTGCGACGCGCTCCGCAACATGGGCGCGTCGTGGAGTTTGGTCGCGAACAACGGCTACACCCGGCCCCAGGTCGTCGGCACGTTCGACGAAGGGCGCCGGTGGAACCAGAGGAGCAGGCGATGAAGAACATGACCGCCCAAGAAATCATCCAACTCCAGGCTGACCTGGAGGGGCTTCGTTCTCCGTTCCAGAACTACTGGGACGAACTGGCGGCCTATATGCTGCCGGCGAAGTTCGCGTTCGAGACCAAACACGCCGAGGGCGAGAAGCGGACCTACCTGCTCTACGACTCGACCGCGCTGATGGCCGTCGACGACCTCGCGCACTACCTGTCGAACGCGCTGACGCCGAGCCACCTGGAGTGGTTCACGCTCAACTTCCGCAACCAGGAGTTGAACCAGCGCGACAAGGCCCGCGAGTGGGTCGACAAGGTCGTGCGGCGCATGACCCAGGAGTTCGACGCCTCGAACTTCTACGCGCAGGCCGGCGAGTTCAACCGCGACCTGCCGACGTTCGGCACGTCCGCGATGGGCGCCGACGCCAAGTACCGCTACGTTGCGACCGTGAAGGTGTTCGATGGTGTCTCGTTCGACACCTGCCATATGCGCGACCTCGTCGGCATGGAGAACAACTACGGCTTCGTCGACACGACCATCCGCACCTACGAGCGCAGCGCGTCGGCCTGGCTGTCCGAGTTCGGCGCTGACGCGCCGGAGTGCGTCAAGAAGTCGGTCGAGGCGGGCAAGCCGACCGAGAAGTTCAAGATGCTTCACGCGGTCTACCCGCGCGACCCGGATGACTATGAGGACGGCCCGGGCCTCATCGACCCGAAGAAGATGCGCTACGCCTCCGCGTGGGTGAGCGTGACCGACAAGACGATGGTGCGCGAGGGCGGCTACCGCGAACTGCCCCGGACGATGGTGCGCTGGTCGACGCTCGTCGACTCGCCCTACGGCTACGGCCCGGGCATGAACGCGCTGCCCGACACGCGCACGTTGAACGAGGCGAAGCGCCTCGAACTCGACGCCTACGAGAAGAACCTCGACCCGCCGATGAAGACGCGGCACAACAACGTCGTGGGCGACCTGGAGTTCAAGGCCGGCGGCGTGACCGTCGTGCGCGACATGGACGGTCTCGCGCGGCTGTTCGAGGGGACGAACTTCAACCTGTCGATGGTGAAGTCGGACGAACTGCGCCTGTCCATCAAGCAGGCGTTCTATAACGACCTCATCAACACGCCGGCCGACGTCACGAAGCAGATGACGGCCTACGAGGTCGCGCGTCGCATGGAGCGCGCGCAGCGCATCCTGGGTGAGGCCATCGGCCGAATCCGCAACGAGTTCCTGGATTGGGCGGTCGAGCGAATGTTCGGCATCCTGATGCGCGAGGGGCAGTTGCCGGAGTTCCCGACCGAACTCATCCAGGAGTTCGGGGACGTGCGGCTCGACGTCGAGTTCCGCTCGCCGCTCCACATCACGCAGCGCGCGCAGGCCCTCGAACAGACCACCATGTTCCTGTCGGACCTGTCCGGCCTGGCGCAGGTGATGGCGCCCCAGGACCCGTCCCAGGCCCCCTTGTGGGACCACATCGACTGGGATATGTTGGTCAAGGACATGGCCGAGCGTCGCAACATCCCCGCCGCCGTCATCCGTGACGAGGAGGAGGTCCGCAAGATTCGCCTGGCTCGCGCGGTCGAGAGGGCGAAGGCGCAGCAGTTGGCGCAGGCCGAGGCCGCGAGCAACATCATCAAGAACGTGGGCCAGGGCGCCGGCGAGGCGACCGGCCAGGCCGTCGCGCGCGGCATGGAGCAAGGGCGCCCCGGATGACCAAGAAGACCGTCGACCCGTCGAAGGCGCGCATCCATCGGTTCCTGACCGACAACCCGGCGATGCTCGACGACCTGAAGACGAACGCGCTCCAGCCGACACCGGCGCCGAAGGACGAGACCGCGCGCCTTTGGTACGAAGCGGGTCGTAGAGCGCGCGACATCGAACTCCTGTCCATCTACCAAGAAGTCGAGGAAGCAAGCCGATGACCGACACCGTGCCGACCTGGGCGCAAGCCCTCCCCGATGAACTGAAGACCCACGACGTCATCAAGCGAACGCCGGACCTGCCGACCGCCGCGAAGCGCCTGGTCGACCTCGCCGCGTTCCAGGGCAGCGCCGTCGCGCTGCCGAAGGACGGCGATGCCGAGAGCCTGAAGGTCTTCGAGGAGAAGGTCTCGAAGCACGGCTTCGAGCGCACCGGCGGCAAGCCGGCGAAGCCCGAGGACTACGCGGTCGACCTGGCCGGTGTGCCGGACGCGGCGAAGCCGGTCGTCGAGGCGCAGCGCAAGGCGTACTTCGACATGGGCCTGCCGAAGAAGACGGCCGAGGCCCTGCTCGCGCGCGACGCGGCCGCGGCCAAGGCGCAGGCCGAGGCGAGCCAGAAGGCGCTCGAAGGGTTGAAGACCAAGTTCGGGGACGCCCTCCCGACCGCCATGAAGAACGCCGAGAAGGTGGCCGAGAAGTTCGGCTTCAAGGACCTGCTCGGCACCAGCCTGGCGAACGTGCCGGGGTTCTACGAACTGATGAACAAGGTGGGCGCGACGATGAGCGAGGATTCGACCCAGGGTGGCGGCGGTGGCGGCACCGGCCGGACCATCGAGCAGGTCCAGGCCGACACGCTGAAGGCGATGGACGAGTCCATCAAGATGGTCGAGGGCAGCCCCGAGCGGGCGGCGAAGGAACAGGAGATTCAGCGTCTCCTGGCCGAGGCCGAGGCCATCCGCCAGCGCGGATGACCCCCTTGCGCGGGGACCGATGGGTGCCTAGACTTCCAGGCGTCCACGGTCCCCGCCTCGCGGCCCGGTGGAAAGCGCCGCGAGGCGCGAACTGAAGCAGACGCCCCGGACGACGGGTTCCCGGCTGTGGAAGGTGTGAACCAACCGCAACCACAAGAGAGGAACCGCCGTCATGGCTGCCACGATTACCCAGTCCTTCGTCGAGGCCTTCGAGGCCTACGTCCACAAACTCGGTCAGCAGCAGGCCTCGCGCCTGTTCGGCACCGTCCGCTACCGCCCCATCGTGGGCAACACCGCGCACTTCGAGCGTGTCGCCAAGAGCGACATGGCTGCGAAGGCCGGCCGCCACGTCAACACGCCCATCAACAACGTCGTCCACTCGCGCCGCAAGGTGTCGATGTCGACGTTCTCCTGGGGCGAGGCCGTCGACCAGAACGACGTCGGCCGTCTGCTCATCAACCCCGCCAACGAGTACAGTCAGTTGGCCGCGATGGCCTACGGCCGCAAGGTCGACGACGTCATCGTCGCCGCTGCGGTCGGCAACGCGACCAACGGCGACAACACCACGACCGCTCTGCCCGCCGGGCAGATTATCGGTACGGGTGTCGAGGCCCTGTCGCTCGACTTCCTCCGCACCGCGAAGCGGAAGTTGGATGCCGCCGAGGTCGGGATGCCCGGCTCGAAGCGGTATCTCGCGCTCCGCGCCAAGGGCCTGGAAGACCTCCTGAAGGTGACGGAGGTCACGTCGAGCGACTACAACACCGTCAAGGCGCTGGTGACGGGCGAACTGAACACCTTCATGGGGTTCGAGTTCATCCGCACGGAACTGGTGCCGGCGGCGACCACCGGCCACTACTGCCTCGCCTTCGACTCCAGCGCCATCGGCCTGGCGATGTCGCAGCAGAAGATGGTGCGGATGGCCGAGGACCCGGGCCTGTCGTTCGCCACTCGCATCTACTGCGAGACCACCCTCGGTGCGGTCCGCATCGAGGAGGAAGGCGTCGTCGCCATCAACATCGCGAACTGAACCAGTTCGTGATGGGCTGACCAAGGCCCGCCGTCGTCGCGAGACGGCGGCGGGCCTTCTCACTTAGGGAGCATCGAACGTGGCTACTGACGTCGACATCGTGAACAAGGCGCTGGTCCTCCTGGGCGCCAACCTCATCACCAGCCTCGACGACGACCAGGCCGAGGCCCGCGTCGCGAAGACGCTGTACGCCGACGCGCGGAAGTCGATGCTTCGTCAATGCCCGTTCAACTTCGCGACGAAGTGGGCGGGACCGCTCGCGCCGCTCGCCCCCAACATCGGCCGCGAGTTCACCTACGAGTTCCAGGTTCCGCCCGATTCGCTCCGCGTCCTGCGGGTGCGCGAGCCGTTCACGCCGGGCGTGACTCTCGAAGTGCGTGACGAGTCGGAGTGGAAGGTGTTCGGCAACCGCATCGGCGCCAACATCGCGACCATCGACATCGCGTACACCGCCGACGTGGCGGAAGACTTCGACGACGCGCTGTTCCAGCAGGCCCTCGCGGCCTGGCTGGCGTACCTGATGGCGCCGGCGCTCACGCAGAAGGACGGCGTCCAGGACCGGATGGAGAACCAGTTCAAGTTCATCCAGGACCAGGCGCAACTCGCGGGCGCGCTTGAAGGCACCCAGGACCGCTTCCGGGTCGAGGGTCGCCTGTCCGGTGCGCGGCGCGGCGCATTCGGCGGTGGTGGGAAGCCGTTCTAATGGCGACCTTCCAGAACGCCATCACCAGTTTCCGTCGTGGCGAGGTCTCGCCGCGCGCAACGCTGCGCGTGGATATGCCTGGCTACGAGGAGTCGTGCGAGCAGGTTTCCAACTTCATCATCACGCCGCAAGGCACCGCCATCCTGGCGCACGGCTTCGAGGACATCGGCGCGCCGAAGTACGCGGCGTTCCCGCCGCGCATCTTCCGCTTCTCGAACGGCGGTCGGGTGTCGGACTACATCATCGAGTTCGGTGCGAACGGCGAGACGGGCGCGGGCTACATTCGGATTTGGGCGGCGAACGGCGCGGGCAAATACTCGCTGGTCGAGACGTCGCCCGGTGTGCCGCTCGAAGTCCAGGTGAGCGGCGTCTACCAGTCCACGCTCGCGGGATGGCAGATGGCGCAGAAGAACAACGTGTTCTGCTTCACGCATCCCAACCATCACCCGTTCTTCGCGTACCAGAAGACCGACAACCCCATCACCATCGAACTGTCGCCGTTCCCGCAGAGCCAGGCGCCCGTCTACAACTTCCGCGATTACAAGTCGCCGGGCGCGACGCCGCTGCCGGCGGGAACGTGGACCATCGAGTTCGTCCAGTT